CATCATGTTTCACATTTTTAATCTTAATTGTATCTCAATGGTTTTCATGAATACAGTCGCAATTTATAAAACTTTCTCGCATATTTTAATATAAATTAAAAACAACAACAACAAATTTAATAGAGAAATTATGTATGCTACTGGGAAAAAGTGCTTATTATAATAAATAGATTTTCTCTACCTACATAATTCCGTCAAAATGATATATTTATTAGAACATTTGCAACAACAACAAAAATAGAATACAATAGAGGTAAACAAATGACAAAAGAGCTACAAGATAGTCTAAAGAATAAAGAACTTAGTACATTTGTTATTCTTTACGCACTAAGACAATATAGAGGAACTTTTAATCTTGATAGAGATATGCCTAAGTATGCAGAAACTCTAAATGGCTTAATAGAAAAGTACGACAAAAAAGCAACAGACATTTTAATTAAAAAAAATCTAATTGGAGAAAAATAATGACAGAGCTTTTACACGACTCAACACAGGTACTAGAAAAAGAAATAAGTATAGAGTCTATAGTAGGAAGACTTCGTTCAATTAATGTAACAATATTAAAAGGAAGACTAGAACGGGGTGCATACCTTCTAGCTTTAAAACAAGAAAAACTTTATGTTGGCTATGACTCATATTGTGATACATGGAATTCTTTTTTAGAAGCAATTAACCTACCAAGAGAGACTGCTCGACAAGACATGAAAATATATCTTTTGTTTGCTGAGTATTTAAACGCAAACGCTTTATGGCTACAAAATATTCCATATGAAAGATTAGTACGATTGCTTCCTGTTGCTGAAAACATGACTTGTGAAAAAGATGTGGCTGATGTTTTAAACATGGCTTTGGAATCTAACAGAAAAGATTTTGACAATAACCTAAAAGAACTTAAGGGACTAATGCCAACAGACAATTGTCCTAATTGTTTTGTGAACCCTCAGATATATGAGAAGTGCGTTTCTTGTGGAGAGTTTAGGAGAAAGGAAAGTTAGTTGATACAAAAAACTATAGACGAACATTCTTTAGATTACGTTGACTGGATTAGAAAAAAAAGTTGTTGCATTACTGGTTACGAACACGCTGACCCACATCATCTTGACGCAATAGGAATGGGACAAAATCGAAATCGTCCAAGCTATAAACATTTTACTTGCGTCCCTTTGTGCAGAGAAAAACATACAGAGCTACATCAGATAGGGCAACCTGCTTTTGAAAAAAGATACAATTGCAATTTGTGGGAGATTGCATTTTATAACTATCGCAATTTCTGTTTGACTATAGACAATAGTTAATTATCCTTATCTTATGGCAGGAAAACGAACCTCTAAGCTTCAATTTATAAGTGCTATTCAAAAACACAAGGGTATGGTAGTGGATGTCTGTAAAGAATTACAAATAACACCACAGGCTTTTTACAAACGAATTAGAACTAACCCAGAGCTTAAAGAAGAGTTTGAACAATCAAGAGACACTATGATTGACTTTTGTGAGAGCAAACTAAAACAATTAATTGAGGAAGGTCATTTCCCTAGCATACAATTTTACTTACAATGTATTGGTAAAAATCGTGGGTGGGTAACAAAACAAGAACACCATACAACTACAGAAACCAAAAATTATGTTGTAGCAATTCCTCAAGAAACAATGATTGAGGATGATGATGTTGAAGAAATCGAAACAGCCTTTAACTAATGACGTAATTTGGCAACCTCACAAAAAACAATCTGAGTTTTTGTCTACAACTGTAGATGAGTGTTTGTTTGGTGGTGCTAATGGTGGTGGCAAATCAGACGCAATTATGGTTTTGCCTTTAAGATGGATTTACCATCCTGAGTTTCGTGCCGTTATTTTTCGTAGAAACACAAAATCACTTAGAAGAATCATTGACCGAACTATGCAAATTTATAAAAAGGTCGAGCCACAAGTACATTGGAGTGAACAAAAGCTAACTTATACTTTTCCTTCAGGTGCAAAAATATATCTTTTTCATATGGAACATGAAAACAATAAATATGATTGGGAAGGTATCCAACTTAATTTAGTTTGCTTTGATGAAATAACTTCTTTTACAGAAGAACAATATATGTATTTATTTTCTAGGATACGTTCTACAAGTCCAGAGCTTCCTAAGTACATGAGAGCAACAGGAACTCCAAGTGGGGACAATATTGGTTGGGTCAAAAAACATTTTATTGATATTTGCAAACCAAACAAAATTTATAGAGACGGAACAACAAAACTTACACGACAATATATACCTGCAACAGTTGATGACAATCCTTCGCTGAGAGACACCGACCCTAACTATGAGAACAGACTAAGAGCAGTAGGGGATGAAAAAACTTATCGTAGGTTAAGATTTGGAGATTGGACAATAGTAGAAGGTAGTGCCTTTGAAGAGCTAGACGAATCAGTACACAAAATAAAAGACTTTGAATTAAAGAGTGATGACATAATTATTAGAAGTATGGATTGGGGTTTTGCAAAACCATTTGCAGTTTTGTGGGCAGTCCAAAGAGAAGATGCAATAATAGTTTTTAAAGAATGGTATGGAACTACTGGACGTAAGCTTGATGAAGGTTTAAGAATGAGTGCTGAGGATGTTGCAAAACAAATTGTAGATTCAGAAAAAAGTTTTCCTGTGCAAGTTGCATTAAGTTATTGCGACCCTGCTTGTTGGAGTAAAATAAATCAGGTTGAGAGCATTGCAGATATTTTTATGAACAATAGTGTTTTTTTTCTACCTGCAAAAAATGACCGAATCATGGGTAAGCAACAAATACATTTAAGATTAAAACTAAACGAACATCGTGAAGCAAAATTATATATTCATGAGAGCTGTCATTATCTTTGGCAAGAATTACAAAACATACAACTCGACCCAAGACGTTCAGGAGAAGATGTTAAAACACAAAAATGCGACCACGCTTATGACGCACTAAGGTATGGATTAATGAGCAGTCCAGTAGGTAGCGATGGCAATAGTGATGTGTACTTAGGTGGGTCAAGGGCAACTCACATTCAAGAATTTTAAAACAATTATGAAAACAATAATACACGTCAACCAACACATAATAAAAAGCAATCACAAAAATAAAGAACGCAAACCTGTGTTAACTGTTAAGACTTACAACAGCAATACTTATGCTTCAGAAGTTTTAATTAAAGGAGAATGTAGGGTTGTATATAGCCCAGACAAACCATTGCCTTGCGGTGCAAAAGTCTGGATAGAAACTAAAGCAGAAACAATAGTAATTTGACAATAGTTAGTTTTGATGTATTATATAGAGAACTAAAGGAGAATTATTATGGACGCAAAAACAGAAGCAATAGAAAAATTCAAATCACAAATGCTTGACAGTACATCACTTGTTAAAAAATTGTGCGAACACATAGAGAACGCAGACTTTGTAGATATTATTTTACCTGCAATAAAAGCTACGGCTATAGAATTTGATGACCCAGACTTAATTGAAAACGAACAGAAATTAATAGATAGTGTTCAAGCTAGTGAAGTTCTAATAGGACTGGTAATAAAAACTTTAGATTTTTGGAAAAACGAAACACAAATGGAAAACGATATAGAGACACTAAAAGATAAATCTAATTATAATTAAACCCCCAAAGAGAGAAGCGACTCCTTACTACAAAATCGTTTCATTTCATATGCTTTTTGGGGGACTCCCTTAAACCTACCTATTTGACATTCATTTTATTTCAGTTATACTGTAAAGTAATATGGTTAACAAAGGAACAAAAGAAGATGAGCTAATTCTTAAACTTGAAAAGCAAGTTTCTAAGATAGGGCTGAAACCTTCTGAGTCAACAATTAAGAAAGAAGAAGAATCTGTTTTTTGGTATGACCCAAAAATGATTCCTTTATCTTATCCTCTTAATCATAAAAAAACAAAAGGAGATTAGTATGAGCAATATCAATAACGACCAATGGCTAGAAACATATTACCAAACACTTGAAGATAAATGTTTTGAGCTAAATGGAAATACGCAAGATGGAAAATACCAAGCTATTCATTTAATAGATTTTCTTGAAAGCCACGAACAAGTTACAGTAACAGATTTATTGTGCGAAGAGATAACTCCACAACAAGCTGTTAAAGAAACAATATCTAAATTCGATTCTTGGTGGGATGAAGAAAAAAACATAGGAGAGGTTATATGATTAGTTTAGAAGAAGTTTATAAATACAAAAATC